AAGAAGGATCCGGCACGCGCGCCCCTTGTTTGGCAGAACGCTTTCTTCGGCACTTCGACGCGCAAAGGTGTTCGCGTTCCCGTCCACTCATACTCAGAAAACTCGCCGCTTTACCTGTACCCGGAAATAATCGAACACGTCCGCGAGTTCGTCTTCGTACCGAAGGAGCTCGCCAAGGCTTACGGCGAACTCGCGAAGAGGCGAGCCGCGGGAATGGAAGACTGATGCGGCAGGCTTCAGACCCGCGTGCGACGAAGCGGCGAGGCCACTTCGCGCGGGCAAGGCCAGGTCAGTGCTGCCGCTCGTGCTCCGGGACGTAGCCCAGGTCGATCAGCATGTCGGTGATGCACACGCTCGCGTCGTCGTAGCACGCGTCGTTCGCTGCTTCAAGGATGTCGTCGGCCAGGTCAGCGAACCGCGGCATGAAGTCTGCCTCGTCGGGGAACCGCTCTTTCAAGTCGTCGGCAGTTAGGCGGAGCTGACGAAGGCGGGGCTCAATTTCGCCCCAAGCGAGCTTTTCAGTCATGGCGGACACCTGTGAGGGATGCCCAGAGCCTGCAGGCGGAGCATCTCACGAGGTGAGACCGAAACGACCATCCAGCCGCATTCATTTCGAGAGGTGCCCGAGCAGGATCCTGCACGCCGCCGCTTCCACTTCTTTTCGCCGCAGAAGCTCCGCTGAAGGCTGGTAGGGCCTCCGCTTCTCTTGCGGCCCGCCGCGGGCGGCGATCCAGCGCTCCACCCCGCGCCGACCGAGGCGAAGGCTGCCGTCCGTGCCGCGAACCTTGTGCCCGCCCCAAGCAATTTCGATCTCCACCGGGCCAGAGCCCCTGCGCTTCACCGTTGCGACCGACCCATAGCGCAGGAAGAGGACACACATGTCCTCCGAATCGCTCCACTTAAAGGCCGGCCCAAGCATGCCCGCAATCCTACGCGCGCCGGTCGCACCAGCTGCGAACCCATCTCGTGTTGCCTGTTAGTACCCCGTGACGTCCAGCACCAAGTACTTGTATCCGGGATAGGTGATGTTGCCGCTCCAGGAGGGCTGGTTGCTGTAACGGATGTCGACCGTCTTCGGCGTGGTGACCGTCGCGCCGCTGGCCTGTGCCAGCACGGCGGAATTGAAGTGGTAGACGGACCAGGTGCCCGCCGGAATCGGCGCCGTGATTTGCATGTATTGCTGGACGTGGGCCACAGCGTACTTGCGCCCGCCGGGTAGACCGGTGACCGAGCTGCCCGTATCCGACTCGATGAAGCCGACGACGCGCATCGGCTTGTCGTCGCTCTTGAACACGAGGCGTCCGTCAGGACGATAGACCGCCAACCCGGTGAAGTGCGCTGGCGGCGCGTTCGCTATCTCGGCGAACGCGAACCACTCGACGGTGATGGCGCCAGGCACCGTGCCGTATTCGGCCACCAGCGTGTATCGCCAATTTCCGCCGACAAGAGCGGAGTCGAAGATCGCCAGCGGCACGGAAGCGACGATCGCCAAGACGGGCGGATAGCCGAGCGCGTTCGGCACAAGGATGTCGACAGCCGCACCGCTGGTCCAGGTCATGCCCGTTAGGCCGCCACTCCGCGTCGAGCCGAGCGTGACGGTCCCTTTAGCCACCAGGCCGAAGTTGACCAGGTCATTGGTGATCTGAATGTTGCCCGTGGGCGTGCGCGCGAGAAGGCCAGCCGGCATGTCAGTAGATCCCGTACACGAGAACGCAACTGTCGCCCGCGGTGTAGTTCAGCGCGGTGCCGGAGAAGCTGATGCGCGTCGGCGTGCGCGGCGTACCGTCCGCCTTCCACCGCCCCTCGCCCAGCACCGCGGCAAACGGTGTCCCCTCCGCGAAATAGGCATGCGTGACGCTTCCGGCGCCATGACCGTCGCCAAGCGTCAGCGTGCCAATTGTCTGGCTCAAGCGCGTGGTGAAATCCGACACCAACGCGCCAGTGGCCGGATCGTAGACCTGCAGGCCGGTCGGCATTACCAATCACCGAGCCGGACAAGCAGCGTTCCGGATGCGTTGAAGACCTGGATCAGACTGTCGGTGATCGTGAGATAGCCACTGCCACTCGGCCCAGTGAGCGTGATCGTTCCATTCTTATCCAATTTCCAGCGCGGCTGGCCACCGGCACCCGTTGCAGTCGACTGAATCACGTTGCCAATCTTCGCGTTCGTGATCGTGCCATCGGCGATGAACGCCTGATTGATGAACGTCTGACCGCTCTGGATCACGAATGGTGCGCTGAGTGCACCATTCGCAGTGTTGAGCAGTGCGAATCGATCCGCCTGGAAGAGGATCTGCGACTGATAGCTGCCATCGGGCTGCTGCTCCACGCCAAGTCCCATGCCTGCCATGTATATGCGGCCACCGGTGTCGACCTGGGCGCGCACGGTGTAGAAGGCGCTTACCTTCCCATCGAGAGTGGCGGTCGCTGTGAGCGCTTGTTGGGCAGACGCTTGAGCCCCTGTCGCAGTGGTCTGCGCACCATCCGCGGTCGCTTGGACGGTCGTCACTTGCTGCGCCAGTGCACCGTCGGCCGACGCACGCGCGAGCGACTCGGTCTGTACCGCAGCGGCGATTGAGGCCGTGGCCGTCGTCGACACAGCGACAGCTGTATCGACGCTTTGCGCGAGCGCCAGATCGCCTGCCTGCTGGGCATATAGCTGCGACCAGATACCCGCGTAGGACAGCGAATCACCGGCGAACGCATCAGCCTCGCCGGCCATGTCCGGGTTCATCTGCTCGATAGGCTCGAGCACGTCCTGCGCGAGCTCCGTCTTGCCAATCTGCCCGGCGAGATAGTCAAGGATGGGCGCCGCGTCGCTGCTGCTCTGGCCATTGACGCCAGTCGCGACCGGATAGAACGGCCCGATGTTGCCCGACTTGTCGATCAGGCGCCCCCAGAAGTAGAACGAAACGCCGGCAGCCAGGCCGAGCATCTGGTGCGTGTTCTGTGGATAGGCGAAGTCGCCGAGTTTGATGGCGCTACCCAGCAAGGGACTCGCTCCGTACCAGATTTCGGTTCGCTCGGTGTCAGTCGCCCCGACCGGGAACTCCCACTTCAGCCCAATGCCAAACACGAGCGACACCGCCTCAAGCGAGGCCAACGAAGGCGGCGGTGTGGTCTTACCGAGAATCTCCGTCGGACCGCCCACGGCGGGAATGGAGATACTTCCCAAGGCGCTAACCGCGCGCACGCGCGCCACGTACGAGCCTGCGTAGACCCCGCGCACCTCGATGCTGGCGGAGGTCACGCGTCCGGCTCTCACCCAGTCGAGATCGTCCCGACGCCACTCGACATCGTACGCGACGGCCTTGGGCGCTGCAGCCCACGCGATGGTGAGGACGTGTGTCGCAATGCCCTGATCGATCACCGAGTGGCTGCTCAGCACGATATCCGTCGGCGGAGCCTGGATGCTCGGCGGGATCACCGACACCGGCGGCTGCTCGATGCGCACGCCGTCGTCGATCGCCGCGAACTTCTGCGGCACGTGCTTGAGTGCGGTGAGCTCGTAGGTGATCTCGTCGACCTCGGTGACGGACAGCACGCGGAACGTCTGCAGCGCGAGGTCAGAGCTCTCCACTGCCCACACCGCATCCTTCTGCGGCAGGACGGACCACGGGGCAGTCACGCTCACCACGTCGCCGCTCACGGACGCGATCGTGCGCGCCTCACTGCGCCCGGTCGGCAGCATCATGCGGAGGGTCTGACCGCTAGCGAGCGTGTCCGGTGCACGGTCGAGCGTCACGGAGTCGACGGTTGCTGCCCGGATGCGACCACCGTTGCGACGGCCGGCGCGACTCGGGTCTGCGATCTGGATGACATCGTACGGTTGCGCGATTGCACCATCGAGGCCGACGCGGAAGGTGACCGTCTCGGTTTCGAGATTCTCCGACAGGAGCGCGTGCAGCCCGACACGCTGCGCCTGTGCGCGGCTGGTGCACCCGAACGCTGAGATCTCCAGCTGTTGCAAGCCGTGGCGGACAATGCCTGGCCGGTATTCGACGGGCTCGACCTTCGCGCGACCGAAATCGGACTGGTCGTTCCAGCTCACCAGGGCATATGTGTGGCGAGCGCGCCGTGCGGCGCCTTGATACGTGAAACGGCCGTCGATGACGTTCGCTGCGGTATAGGTGTAAACCGGGTCGACGGGCATGTCCGCCGCAGCCATGACCTGACCGAGCGCGTAGAAGCTGATTCCGCGGAACGTTGCTGCCATGTCCTGCAGCACGCGGTACGCATCGGCGCGCGTTTGCAGCTGGCCGTTGAAGGTGAAGCGCGGTTCTTGCCCGCCCATGCCGTCGCTGACCATCTGGTCGCAGTACTGCGCGATCTGGTAGAGGCGCCATTTGTCGACGCGTTCCGGGTCGATGAGGTTGCCGAGCGCAAAGCGGTCATTCGTGCACAGGTCAAAGTAGACCCATGCCGGGTTGTTGCTCCAAGCTATCTTGAAGGTCCCGTCCCACATGCCCGCGTACGTGCGCAATTCGGGATCGTAGTTGGACGGCACGCGAATGCGACGCCAGCGCCCGTAGTAGGAGCGCGTCGGGACCGACTGGAACTGACTCGCATCGATGGTGAGCGCCGCGAGGGCGCTGTTCGGGTAACGAAGCTTCGCGTCGATGATCTCAGTGATCGACTGCACGAACATCGCGTCCGCAATCGTCGCCATGTCACGGTTCGCCGTGAGGCGTCGGATCCGCACCTGCCAGCTACTCGCCGTGCCGGCCTGCGGAAGGTCGATGCGGTGGCTGCGTTCGTACGCGCCGGTCGTCTTGCCGGTCATCGCCGTCGTCAGCACCGTAGAGTACGCGCCACCATCTGTGGAGACGTCGACCGCGTACTGGATGCTGTAGCCCTTGATGTCGCCGTTACTCGTGTCCGTCTGCTGCAGCGCCGGCACCGAAAGGCGAATGCGCACGGCGGAGAGGTCCGAGTTGGTGACGTTGCGCACGACCGGACTGTCGCTGCGCAGCTCGACGCCGACGACGATTTCGTTCTCGACGCTGGGAAACCCGGGGATGTAAGCCTGGTCCTGGCTGCCCGCACGGAAATCGAACGTCACGTTGTCGAAGTTGATCGACCCGTCCTGCCCCTGCACCGGCGTTCCATCGAGGCAGACGCCCTTCAGGTTTTCGTAGCCCGGCACCACGAGGCCTTCCATCTCGCCCTCGCCCAGCAGGTCGAGGATCTTCGCGTACGCGACGCTCCGGAGGCTGTCCGGGCTTTCCACCGGTTGACGCGGGGTCTTGGCGCCCTTCTTCGCGCCCTGCCATGCCACGGGAGCGTTCACTGTTGATCCTCAGCGTAGATGCCGGCGGAGATCACCGCGGAGCCCGCCCAGCATTCGCCATATGCGACCGGCACGGGATTGCCCTGCGCCTGTGTGTTCACAGGCCCATTGAACGTGTAACTGGGCGTGTTCGCGGGGCTGTCCTTCGAACCCAAGCCTTTGGGCTGCGGCGCCAGGAGCTGCGTGATGCCGCCTACGATCATGCTGTAGCCGATCGAGGAAAGAACCAGACCAAACCCGGTGGGCGCCAGGAATGCACCAGCGATGACCAGCACGGCGCCCAAGATGATGTTGAACACGCCGCCGCTCTTGCTCCCCAACAGCACGGGTGCGATACGGATGGGCGCGGCGCCGGGGGGATCGGCCAGTTGGTCCTCGCGCAGGTTCGCGCGGCCATGGAACACGGCAAAGCCCATGCCGCGATCCTTTGCCTCCATCAGGAAGCGCTTGAATCCGGGCAGCTGCATAGTCAGCGCATGCACGGCCTCCGCGGCGCTCCCGACTGCGAGACGATACTCACGGCCGAAGCGAGCCCCGAGGACGCCATAAAGCCGGATCGTGCGAAGTTGGTCAGCCATAGCGCTTGCGCATCTCCCGGTGGCGCACGATGAGGCGCGTGCATTCGCGCCAGTAGCCGCCATAGACCGTCCGGTCGGACAAGCGGCCATAGAGGTGATGGATCATCCCGTTGGCGACGGGCGAGAGGTCCGAGGCTTCAGACAAACCGGCCTCGCCGAGCAGCACGCCCGCGTGGTTCGCCACGGGCGCGCGGACCTGCATGATCACCAGGTCGCCGCGGCATGGCGCGTCGGCGATCGGTTCGAAGCCTTCTGCCCGCAATCGCTCGAGGCTGTACAGGTCGCCGCCGTTGTGCCACCAGTCGTCGTCGCGCTCGTACTGATTCAACGCAATGCCGAGCTCGCGCGCGTAGAAGTCCCGCACGAGCGTGTAGCAGTCAAGGATGCCGTGAGCGAACTGTCGACCGAGCAGCGGGGCGCGATACCCGCACGGCGTGATCGTCTGGATATCGCCGCACTCCGCACGCCCGTCGACCTGCCCGACGCTGACGATATGCCACGGCAGACCACTCGCCTCGCACTGGACCCGATCCGCGTCCGACGGCGCGGCCGACGCGTCCGGGTGGCTGTGGACCAGCGCGAGCACGGCGCCTCGATCCTCGGCATTTGCGTAGTCCTCCGCCGGAAGCACGAAATGCTCCGACGGCGTCGTCGCTGCGTTGCGACAGGCGACGTACTCCGGCGCGCCGTTCGTATCGATGACCAGGCCGCAGCACTCGCGCGGGTATTCCGCTGCCGCATGGGTCTGCACAGCCTGCAGGACCGAACTCGTGAGGCTCATGTGCGCACCAGGCCTGCGGCGGGAAAGCCGCCATAGGGAATCTCGCTGCTCTCGCCGAAACGCTTCTTGCAGCTCGACAATCGGCCGCCGCACACGTCCTGTCCCGGGTCAAACACAGGCGCATCGTTGATGTCGAAGTACAGCGATCCGGTGTAGCCGCAGTACGGGCCACGATAACCGCCGCGCATGATCCAAGGGCAGGTGCCGGCTATGATCTGCCGCCCGGGCAATTGCACGCCAGCGAAGTCGGTCGCGGACGACAGCTCGAATTCGACCGCATCCTTGTCCTCGGACGCCTTTCGCTCGATGAACCAGATCTCGTCGGGAAAGTGCTCGTCGGGATCCGCCGTCGGATTTCCGCCGGTGAAGTTGGTGGCGTCCAGGTACTTCACCAGCGTGCGCCGCACGATGACCTTTGCACCAACCATGTCGTCGAACAGCAGGCAAAGCGCGCCAATCACGCCGTCGACATTGGCCACGCGCAACTTTGGTGTGGGCGGCTGTTCTCCCGTGCGTGCGAACCCATCAGCCTCAACGGGGAAGGCGTCGTACTGCTGGCCCTGCCACCAGATCGCACCCTGCTGCAGGTGCCCATGGAAGAACAACTGGTCCGCACCGATGTCGCGTGCATCAACCTCGAACAGGCGTACCTGTGCACCGGGTTCGAGTTTCTGGACGTCGGCGGTGATGCTCATTCCGGCCACCCGAACTCGGTAGGTTGTGGCATCAGCTCCATCACCTGGTCGGGCGACTCGATGCCGTCCGGGATGTTACTGAGCAACGCGTAACCAGTTGCGTACACTGCGTCCCGCCACGCGATCGCGGCTTCCGCTTCCGCCTTGAACGTTGCATTGGTGCTTGTGGCGTAAGAGGCGCATGAGACGATGTTGTCGTAGCCATGGGCCTGCACCACTTCATCCAACCAAGCGCTGAGGCGCGCTTTTGTGTCGGAAATCAGCTGATCCAGAGACTTCGGCATCAATGGCGCCACGTTGCCAGCTTCGCACCACGCTTCGTATTCCGCCCACAGGCGGTGGCCACGCGGGATTGCCGTATGCGTCTCACGCTCAATCACAAGGTCAGGATTGGAAGTCAGGCAGTACATGTCAGAACTCCGCATCGGCGCTGTAGTGGTACCGGTACATTTCCCCTGCGGATCCGCCGACGCCATTCACTCGAAAGAACCCGCCGTCTCCGATCTGATCCGCGACCAGGCTGCTGACAACGTCAGAGCCGCCGTTGAACTGCGTCGCCGAACCCGCCGATCCATTCGTGCTGTAGATCACGACGGCCGGAGGAGTGCGCATGGCTACGGGGAAGTAAGCGCCGGTCATGGCCCCGCTGCCGTGCCACCGGCCGGCGATTGCGCCAGCAGGGGTCGCCGTTCCGAGCGAAACGCTGTACGCATAGGACTTCTGGTAGTAACGCTGGCACAACGCAAGCTCCGCCCCTCGCAGCCGCTGGTCGAACTCTGTAGCGACCGCTCCGGCCTCAAGCTGAATTTGAGCGATGTCGAACGTGCCGGACTGCTGCCCCAGCGCATTCGTGCGCGAATTGAAATTGCTGCCGGCGTCGAACCATAGGACCACATTGATGAAACTCGACGCAGCCGTCGTACCGATTGTCTTGCCGGCAATCGAGGGGAACGTCACCGGGATCTGAAAGAACTGCCAAACGGTGGAGAGGTTGATCTTTGTGGATCCGATGCCGTTAACCAGGGGAGAGGGCGATCCCCCCGCGCCGAAATTCTGCTCAAAATCGACGCTCATCGGTTTCGCCGCATCCGCCTTCGCCCAGAACGAAAGCGTTGCGGTCCTTCCGGCAAGCGTTCGAACGTCCTCGATTCGCTGCACCATGATGCAGTAGAAGTTCGCGCCGGCATTCGAAGCGACCACGCTGCGGTGAAAGAACGCCGGCTCGTTCGGCACCGCCGTCTGCCCAGGGGCGAACGCCTGCTGCGATGGCGCGACCGTAGTGCCGTTCGCGTTTGTGGCGAAGCGATCGGCCAGATAGCGGTAGGATCCCCCGCCATTCGCGGCGAGCGACGTACCGCGTTGCCAGACATCGAAGTTGCCGTTGATAAGACGATTCTTCCCCACCGCGATCGGGCGCGAGAACAACTCGTTGAAGTTTGCCTCGGCCTTTCCCCACGCCGTGCGATTCGTATCGCCGTCAGCGCCGTTCGGCGGCGTGCCGAGATTGATGTGCTGTTGTGCCATGCTCAGGGTCCGAATTGCTCTTCAAAAGTGCCCGCCAACGTCCAGCTGTCGTTGAGCCCGGGAGTCATCTGGTAGCTCTTGCACCGGTAGAGGCCCAACCCTTTCGGCGACGTCCAAAGGAACGACACGTGCCCTGCGTGCGCGTCGAGGAATTCGACTGCGGGCTGCACATCCTCGATGCCACCCCACACCGTGAACGGCCAACGCTGCACCCGGTTGTTGATTCCGTCGCCGGTTGCCTGCGTATAGCCGTCGCCAAAGGGCGCTTCGCGTACGCGGAAAGTGACTTCGCCCGCGGCGTTGACCTCGGTCGGCCATGTAAAAACCTCAGCCATTGGATCTCCCGTACAACAGGCCGCCAGGACGCATTTCCTTGATAAGGCGCTGTGTCACCGCTGCGTTCACGGCCTCGCCGACCTGACGACCCATCGTCTCGTTCGATTCAGAGGTCGACTGCGCACCACCGGAGGCGTCCACCGACACGCTGGTCGATACCTGGATGACGGTGCCACCAGCGGCCAGGCCGCCATTGGCCCGGTGCCGCGGATCGTTCGTGGTCAGAACCTCCTCGCCCTTTCGCAGCACGGCCGGCACTTCGTCGGGCGCAAGGCCCGCGATGCCGCCGCTGTGGTATCGCGGCGCCGCGCCGAACAGCATCGGGTTGACGTTGCGCGCGAACGAGCGAGGCGCGCCAGCAATGCCGCCCGTGTGGTGCGTGCCCACCGTGGCGCCGCCCCCAGCGCCGCCACCGATCGAGCTGACGAGCATGTTCACCAACCGCAGTGCCGCGGCCTGGGCGAGCATCCGTTTGACACCTTCGCCGAACGAACGCACGAAATCCTTGAACGAATCCTTGGCCTTCGCCGAGTTGCCCGCGACCGATTCGAAGAAGTTCGAAAGCGGTCCGGTGGCCTCCGCCGCGATGTCCTGCGTCCAGTCGTTCTGTGTCGCGGCGAGCTCCGCGATCTTCAAATCCATCTCGTCGATCGAACGCATTGCGTTCTGCGCTTCCGGACCGCTAAGCGTGGTGTAGTAATCGAAGGCCGCCTGGCGCAGCTGCTGCAGCGTCTCCAGCGATTCCTGTCGGGCCGAGCCGATCCGGGTTTCGGCTTCATCTGGCGACATAACGCCGGCAGACGCGCTCGCGTTGAGTGTGCTCTCTTTCCGGTCGAACCCAGATAGCACCTGGTCGAACTGGCTGGCGAACTCACCCATACGGGCCTTCGCCTTCTCGACGTTGATCAGCTCGTTGACGAGCTCAATGCCCTTCTGGTTGCTGTTCTTCTTCAGCCGCTCCAACAGATCCGCGTACTTCGCGTCGATGTCGATGAACGCAGCGTCCGCCTCGCGGCCGGCGGCGCGTAGGAGGTCCGCCTCTACGCCATCGAGTTCGCGCTGGAGCGCCTCTTCGCGCGCGATTTCCTCCTCGCGCATCTTGCGGAGGTTCTCGTCCTGCTGCGCCTGAAGCTCTTTGAGCTTCGCGCGCAGCTTTTCTGCCTTCTGCGCGGCCTTCTCGGCTTCTTCGGGATCGACGACCGTGCCGGTCGGTGAGCCAGTGCCCGTGCCGCTGTTGCCTTGGGCGCGGTTGGCCCGCTCGGCGGCGGCGTCCGCGTACTGCTGGGCGTCGCTCAGCTGCTTTTCGATCGCTGCGATCTCGCCTTGCAGGCGTGTGCGGGCGGCCGAGAGAGGCTTCAGCAAGTCTGCGGGCATGAGCTCGCTGATCTTGCTCAGGTTCGGAATTCCGCCCTGGCGCTCGATCTTGGCGAGCTGCGCATCCGTGTCGCGCAGCCGCTGTCGCTTGTCCTGCAGGCGCACCAGGTCATCGAGCGCCGGCCCGTTTACCCGGGCGGCGATCTCCTCCGCGACGAAGCGCGTGAAGTTCGCCACTTCCGACAGCGCCTTCGTCGCGGTGTTCGCGATCGTGGCCAGCCCCTGCACCATCGTTGCGAAGCCGTCTTTGACACCTTGGCTCTGCAGCAGCGAGGTCAGATCCTCGATCGACGTGCGGACGCCGTCGAGGCTGCCGCTGTCGCCTTCGAGCAGATCGCCCGCGGCTTCCTTCAGCGCCTCGAATGCGCCACCGAGCGTGTTGCGCGCCGCCCGCGCGGCGCCGCCGAACTGGGTCTCCAGTTCGCGCAGGATTATCGCTTGAGCCTCCGCCGTCCTACCGGTTTCGGCGAGGACCTTGATGGTCTCGCGCTGGTCCTTGGTGAACTGGATGCCGGCCTTGCTGAGCGATGCGACGCCCTTTACCGGATCGTTCAACGCCTTGCCAACCTGCACGGCCGCCGACTGCAGGTCGGTGCCCATCGCGGTTGCGAGGTTGAGCGTCGACTCCAGCGCTTGCGGGAAGACGTCACGGCCGATCTTCGTGAACGTGAGCAGCATCGACTCGGCGGTGATGATCGCCTCATCGCCGTACGTGGTAACGCTCTGCAGCCCGCTGGCCATGTCGACCAGCTCGTCCTTCGTCAACCCCGCCACACCGGCGGTCGACTTCAGGCGCGCTTCAAGTTGCGCGAGCACCTGCTCCGATTCCGAGGTCGCGCGGATGACGCCGCCGAGCAGCGCGGCCGAACTGAAGCCAGCGAAGGCGGCACCGAGCGCGGCCTTCAGTCCGGTCACGCTCGTGCGGACGCTCTGCAGCGACGACTTGAATTGACTCAAGTCGCCGCTGAAGCGAACGCGCAAATCGGTTCTTGGCTCAGCCACCCATCATCCCCTTGAGAAAGGCCTGCAAGGCCTTGCCGTCTTGCGCTGCATGGAAGGCCAAGGCCGCGTCGGCGCATGACTGCCTACGCGCGCGCTCAGCTGCCTCGGAGAACATGCGCAACTGCGCCAACGTGTACCCCCGGATGTCGCTCAGTCGATGCCCGCGCTCGAGGAGGACCTGGATCGTGTCGGCCCAGCCCCACTCGCCCGCCGCACTGCCCGGCCGCCCTGGAGCGACGCGAGCAGTCGGCCGAAAAAATCGCGGTTCACCTCGATCACCGCCTGTGCCAGCTCCATGAACTCAGGCAACTCGCCGCCCGCGATGTGCGCCTGCTCTCGGCCAACTGCAATCGCGATGACCGTCGCCGCACCCTCGCTGTGCTCCTCGAGGAGCGACAGCAGGCAGTCGAGTGCAATGCTGTCGTCCGCGTCGGCAACCTTGTCCTCGAGCGCGACGAGTGCAGTGATCACGGGCCGCGCAGCACGGACGATGCCGGCGAGCTTGTCGAGGGTGAGCGGCCGGACCTCCAGCCGCTCACCACGGAACGACACCGTCGTGCCGGAAGGCTCCAGCACTTCGAGTTCGTCGATCACTGGGCCACCTCGGAACGGAAGTACTGCGACACGCCCGCACCGACTTTGGTCGTATCCTTCAGGACCTTGCCCGTGATCTCCAGCGCGCCGTAGTCCTCGCCGATGAGCGAGATCTGCTGAGCTGCGCCGAGCTTGACGCGGTAGGCGTTGACGACAGTCGCCTTGCCGCTGCGCGCCTCGTTCAGGCCGTCGAAGTACAGCTCGTATTCCTTGCCGCTCCCCACGAGCGCCTGGATCACGTCGGCCGCAGCTTTGGTGTAATCGGCAGCCAGCGCCTCGCCGTCGGTGAACGCCGCGCCGTCGAGCAGCACGATGCCGTTGTTGCGGCGCTCGTAGTCCGTGTTCTCCGTCAGCGAAACCCGACCCATGGTGGTGAGCGTGACCGTGCCGTCGGTAACCGTGGCGCCCGGCGTAGTCGGGAACGTCGGCACGCTGGCGCCGCTGGTGCCGGCCGTGGTGACCTTGTAGTAGAAGCCGTTCGGCGTCGCCGGCACCAGGTACGTGTTCAGCGTGTAGGCCGTCGTGTTGGCGCGCGCCACAGCAGTGCCGCCGGCCTTTGCCTTGATCACCGCTGCCGGCGTCGCGAGAGCGAGCGAAGGGAACGGCACGAACGCGCCAATGGAACCGGCGCCCATGTCGGCACCGGTGACCGCAGCGGAGGCTACGGCGCTCGTCGAGCCGTACAGCGCCCGAGCCAGGTTGGCCGGGCTGAAGTCGTGCGCGGTGAACGACACCTCGACCGCCTGGATGCGACGCACCTCGTTGGCCGTGCCGCCGCCGCCCTGTTGGTAGTCCTTCAGTTCCTTCACTTCCTCACTTATGGTGAGGTTGAGGGCCGAGCAGTTGCCGACGGCGATCAGGCCGGTCAGTGCGCCAACTTCGCGCAGGTAGAGTCGACCGGCGCCGAGATAGCTGTAATCGATGGGCTGTTGCATGGTGCCTCCTGAGGCGTTGGTTAGAGGCGCCGGACCTGGGCGGAGAAGCGCACTTCAGCGCCGATCCACTCCATGCCCTCTGCCGGAGGAATAAGCCGCGCCTCGACGAAGCGCGGGTAATGCGTGCCGCCCGGGAACTTGCCTTGTTGGTTGTCCATCGCGCGGAGGATGTCGTCGATGAGCTGGTGAAGTCGCAGCTGCGCGTTGTCGAGGCTGGCTTTGACCTTCGCCACCACCAGCACGCCCACCTGGTTGCCGATTCGCGCGAGCGCGGCGTCCGGTGGCCCGAGTCCATCCATGGCCACAGCAACCAGCTCGTCGGCTTCGTGCTGCTGGATCTGGTGCGGCTCGCGCGTGACGTACGAGCCGGCGTCGGTATTGAAGCCGTTCTCGACGCGGATGCGCTGCATGCACTCGGCGACGCCCCCCAGCAGCAACCAGGTGATTGGCTCAGACATCGGTCACCACCCAGCGCGAGATCGAGTCGTCGAGCAGATCCAGTTCGTGCAGGCGGAACTGTTCGCCGCCATCAGTCAGCGTCACGACGCCACCGCGCGCAGGCGACGGCACTTCGGACAAGAACAGGGACACCACGATGCGGCGACCAGCCACTTCGCCGACGTCGCCGAAGAACTGCGCGGCGCGATCGACGAGGACCTTGCACGGCATTGCGTCCCCGCCGGGTGGCGCGTAGATGGCGGTGTCCGCCATGCCCGCGTCGATGAAGGCGCCGACGATCGTGGCATCGAGAGCGCGAAGGGTGGCGACCTGTCCCATCAGCGCACCTTCGCCGAGGCGACCGCGCGCGCGAACTCGCGCTTGAAGTTGTCGGCGAAACGGCGCTGGAAGATCGTGCGCGCCAGGCCGTAGATGTCGTAGCGCTTGCGGTAGCTGACGCGATCGACGAAGTGCAGGACACTGCGCACCGCGCTACCGAAACCCGTGTGGATCCGCTCGTACACGCCCGGCTTCAACTTCCCGTGTGCGGTACTGAGCGCGAAGTAGTTACCGCCTCGCTTGCCCTGCTTGGCCGCGCGACGCAGACGGCGACCGCGGCTGGTCTCGGTCTCGTTGCTCAGCGGGTCGGCATGGGCGCCGATCTGCGCCTTGATCGCGTTCAACTGGCTCAGCGGGATATTGCCGTAGCGGTCGAGCTGGGCACCCTGCCCCGGCACGACGAACATGCCTGCCCGCAGCAGGCCGGCGTTCGACAGCTGGCGCTCGACGCCCTTGTGGCGGCGATCGCCACCCACCACTTGCGCGCGCAGGTATTTGTCCGGCGGCGTGCCTTTCGACGCGTCGTCGCGGATGTACACGTCGCTGTACAGGCGATCGCGCGTCGCCTTGTTGTACAGCACGGCCTTCGTCGTCAGCGGCACCGGGTTGTCGAACACCGACGGAATGGCTTCGCCCCATTCGCCACGCGTCTCGAACGAGGTCTTGTTTATCGCCTGCATCGCGGCGAACGGCAACTGCCGCTTCTCGAAATCGAGAAGGAAGCGGCCGAAGGTGCCTTCCGGGTCCACGTCGCAGCGGAAGACGTTAGTCACGTGCGCACGCCTTCGGATCGACGGACTCGCCCCGGTCCAGCCGCGCCAATAGGTCGCGATGGCAGTTGCCCAGGTCGATGACGCCGCCGCGCGCCTCTTCGTTGTGTAGTCGCGCGCCCACGGTGCCGTTGGCCGCTTCCGGTTTCGGGAGCGGTTGCGTGGCCCATGCCGGCAGATCGCGATAGCGCTCGACGATGACCGTCACGGTCTCCGGTACCGGCGGACGAACGTCGCGCGCACAACCTGCGGCGGCGAGCGCAGCGGCGACGGCGATGAACGCGGTGGCGCGCATCACAGCCCACACACCTTGAGCACGTCGGTGCTCAGCAGCTCGTCGCAGTCGGGATTGCGCCGCGCGGTTTCCATCCGCTGCTCGAACACAGCGAGGCGCGCTTTCGCGTCAGCTGCCGCACTGGCAGCCGCGATCGCGGCCTGGTCAGCCGCGCGCTTCTGCGCAGCCGCCTGCTCGATGCGCTTCTGCGCTTCGTCGTTGACCCGGCGCAGCGCCTTGCCTGCGGCACCGAGCGAGCGCTGCGCGTCGCCGAGCTTGCCAGCCGCTACCATCAACGCTGCGTTCTTCTTCTCGATGGCGCCGGCCTGTTGACCGCGGCCGACATACACGCCACCAATGAAGAGCAGCGCCACCACCAGCATCACCGCGATGGCGATCGCGAAGATGCGCAACAGGTCGGCGTAGGGCTTGATCGGGTCCAGGCTCACGGCGTTCATCGCGCGGCTCCCATGCGGTGCTGGTTGAACCAGTGCAGCCAGGCCTTGCACGCAAGGGCGGCAACACCGAGGCGGAAGAGGACTTCCCACCACGCCGCGGGCAGGCCGCGCCATGCGGAGAGCAGCGCGGCGAATGCACCGACGGACAGCGCGAGCAGCGCGGTCTGGTTCGCGTGGTGACGGAAACACGCCGGGCGACCGTGGCGGAGGTAGAAGAACATCGCCACCGCGAACACGACGGTGCAAGCCAGCAGATTGACGATCCAGAGCACGACGCCCATCAGCGTCCCTCCGCCTTGCGGTCGGCGAGCTTGTGGCCGAGGTTCCACAGGCTCTGGAAGGCGAGCGCACACAGCCCTGCGCGCACGGCCGCATCGACCTTGCCGGCCATCTCGCCGATGCGCAGGAAGTCGACATGCGGCAGGGCCAGCGAAATCCACGCACCCGCGAAGGCCAGCGATACCACGCCGAACATGAGGCGCGGGATGCGCCGCTCGGTGGTGCCTTGCTGGAAGTAGAAGCTCAGGATCGCGCCCATGAAGGCGGCGATCAGGACGCCTTGCGGCACGCCGAGCAGCACCATGCCGACGGCGCCGCTCGAAGCGGGCACGCCCTTCGTGATGGCCGCCGCTGCCAGTTCCTCTCGCATCACCCCTCCCCCCGAGGTGCCGGATAGCCCTTCCACGGCAGCTGCCAGTGCGGGCCGTCCTTGAAGTCGCGCCAGTCGCCGCCCCATTCCAGCTGGACGCCCAGCTCGACGGCGACGGCTT